ATAAACAGCAACTTTCGATATGGAGCAAGCAAGCGGTGTACTTCGTTCATTGTGCCGCCTTCGAAAAATGATTTACTCATGTCGCCTAATGATTGAGAAGCAACATTGCTGTTTTCTTGGTACGCTTTGACCAACTTAGCAACCGCTTGCTTTACGTTTGGCGACAATCCTTCGTCAAACGATTGGCGGCAGTATTGCTTCACATAGTCAATTGCATCGTCTAAAACGTTTTGTAGATATGCGTCTTGTGACGTGTCCTCGATAGGGATTTTTAAACGGATTTTTAATTCATCTAATGTCATTCCATCCACCACCTATCGAGGTGTTCCTCCGGTATAAACGCCATGACTTTTAACGATTTCTAGTGCTTGCGCTTCTGTAAAACCAGCGGCGATAAGTTCATCATAATAAGATTTCAACACTTGTGATACCGCTTTTGCGTGTTCTCGATAAATCGGCAACATCTTTTTCGTTTGGTCAATCGCCATTTCCAATTCCAATTGTTCATGCGCTTTCATCTTTTCAACCGCTCCCTCTTCCAAGTTTCAAAAGCCATTCCCTCAAGTTCTTTAGCATCAACTTTTTCTATTCTCTCGACAGAAAAAGAAAGATAACAACGACAATTAATACTGTTTTGGGGCAAACTAAACAATCCAGGCGCTTTTGCTCGGTCACTTCCGATTTTAAATTCTTCGTCTACCGGAATTTTTGTGCCGTCTAAATGCTTATGTCGGTCACGAACCCGTTGGTCCTGCATACTGTTCCATTCTTTCACCATAATGACACCGTTTTTATGAGCATGTTCAGCGGCCTGCAACTTCCCTGTCTCAACCGCCCGATGCGCCTCTGTGCGTACTATCCGCATCGCTTTTGTTGCGTCATTTTCAAGCGCATCTTTAATTCGTGTCGCCATTTGTTTGTACGTTTCGCCTTTCACTAGACCTTGTGTGATTTCCTGCTGTATCGTGTAGATGATGGCCGCCCGATTCTTTTCCAACCGCTGTGACAGGGTAAGTCCTGTAATCGGATTTTCAATCATAGCTGTAATGACTTCTGGTCGCACAACAGAATAGCTCAAGCGGCTCAATGTATCGGTTTCTACCGCCCAAGCGGTTAAGTAGTATCCATCTAAATACGATTCGCCTAGAACGTCATAAACGGTCTTTCTCACGTCTTTGTAAAGCGTCTTGAGTAAATAGTCGATATACTCGATAAACTTGCGTAAGCGGTCGTATTTCGCCATCTCTGCGTATGTGAGTTTTCCGTCAATCTCGTATTTCTCATAGAGTTTCGCTAACTCTAAACGAATTTCAGTTAATAAAGTGGCGTATCGCTTCACAATCTCCCGTTCGCTTTGTTTGACAAGCTTGTTTGTGAGTTGCTCAATGAGTGATTGGATTTTCTCAAGGTTCATGCTTCATCACGTTTGGCAGGCGCTTTTTTCTGTGGTTTCTTTTCCTCTACTTCGACCTTCTCAAAGTCACCACTTTTCAACAGTCGTTTCGCATGGTCCTCATTCACAATAAACCATTTCAAACCTGTTTTCTTGTTTTCAAGCCACATGTTAGACACCTCCTAATACAAAATAAAAAAGAGCCTCGTTAAACCACGTGGCTCCATGTTTTTCCTGTACTTATGCTAACTATTGTACTTTTGCCGACATTAAACATTTCCGCTATTTTTGCTTGAGGTACACCTTCAGAAAGAAGTTGTTTAATTTGCCTTACTTTTTCTTCGTCTAATTTAGCGTTTGGATTTGAACGGCCGGTTGTTGCTATTCTTCCGTTATATTGTTGGATTTTTCTTTCGGATTCTTCATTTAATCGGACATGTGTCCAAGACATATTTTTAAGGATACGGTAAATAAAGTGATAGCTAACGTTATGTTTTTCAGCAATCACATGCATAGGAAGGTGATTAGCTAAATCTCTCCTTATCGCAATTACTTGTTCTTCTGTATATTTAGCACTTGGGTTTTTTGAACCTCTCTGTGCTTCTGATTTCTTTCTGCTATGGTCACCTACGATTTTTCTGCCTTTGCACCTTTTGCCTAGTTCGGACATGAATCTTCTTTGTTCTTCTGTTACTTTCCTGTTCATCCACAATTTCTTTCTGTGTTCTTCGCTTTTCCTTTTGCCTTTTAACGCTTCGGAAACACGTTTTCTTTGTTCTTCTGTAAATCTGTAACCAAGTATGTTATAAGCACTTGGGCTTAAATTATAACCTTTATCTCGCTCATAAGAACGATAGTAGTCAATCCATTTCTGCTCCAAATCAATCAACGATGATTCGTCGTCAGTTGTTTCAATTATTTCGAAAGAGAAATTTTCCTGACCATACTTTTGCCATGCGTGAAGCAGGTATCTATTGTTATGTCTATTTCCGTTTAGTTCTCTGATGTGATCTTCCCATCTTTCCTCAATCCTAATGGAAGAACCGACATAAACTTTCCTATTCACCTTATTCCTAATTAAATAGACACCCATAGTCATGACCGAATACCCCCTTGTAAATATTATACAACAGAACGGGCATTCGGTCAAACTACTTTACACCCATAAAGATTATGCGTTTGCAGGACGTTTCGCACTCAAGACAGCTAACGCTCCAGGTCTTGTCACGCGGGCACCGTATAAATGAAGGCCTTTAACAGCATCCGCAAAACGTTTTTCTGGACGGTATGCTTCGACTTGGTTTACTTGTTCAGCGAAAGACCATGCGATGTTATGACCTGCAATGATTTTGTAGTTTTCAACTACTCCTTGTCCTGTCACTTTTGGTACGTTGTTGGATTTTAAAACAAGGAATCCAGCGGCACGTCCAATTACACCGTTTACTAGACGATCTTCCGCAGGTAAGCTACCTGTTTTAACAAAGCGGTCGTCTTTTAGCATTAACCCTTCATACCACGGCGGAACAATAACAAAGCGGCCTTGCTCTGGAATATCCGCTTCATCCAATTTGACGGATAAGTCAACAAGGTATTCGTATGCATCATTTTTCGTTGGTTCGACTGGTGTAGCGTCGTTACCGATTTGGTGATATGCGTCAGTGTAGTGAGATGCGATAAATTGGTCAGCGGCATTACGCAACGCATAAGCGGCTTCACGCATCGCTTCATCCATGAGCTTTGGATTTTGTTGGATTTTATCTACATCATCGACTTGGAAGTTAAAGAATTTCGCTTGATCGATGACAAGTGTACGTGTTTCGTCGGTTAGTGTTTCTGGATCTGGCATGTTGGTGTTTTTCGTGTAATCACCAACGGAAATACGACCAATGTTGTTGATTTTTACCGTATCACCATATGCACGGATTTCTCCTTCATAGTCACGGTTAATAACCGCCGCTTGACCGTAAACCAATGTTTTTTGTAAGTTTTGTAGCAAACGTGCGCTCCAAATTGTAGGGATAAAGTTGTTAATTGCCATGTTACATCATCCTCCTATTTTCCTTGTAAGAATTTTTCAATTTGTTCCCAATTTGCGTTAATCTCTTCTGGTGTCATTTTCTCAATCATTTCTTTTGTGAGCGGCTTTCCATCTGGATTAGACGGTTTTGGATTGCGTCCGCCGTCTTTGAACCGCTCCTCTACCGCTTTTTGTACAGCAGCTGAAAATACTTCTTCTAAAACAGAAAGGTTTTTAAGTGTCGTGTCCTCATCTTGACCGATGAAGAAGTCAACGAGTTTTGTCGGCAATTGTTTTTCAGTCGCAACAGATAAAGCTTTATTGCGTAGCGATTCGCGAATCTTTTCTTGCTCGATTTGCTCGAGCTTTTGCTGTAACTCCCTTAGCTGTTTTTGCTCTGGTGTTTCTGGCGGATAACGTTTTGCAATCTCTTCCTCTAGTTTTTTAGGAAGCGTCTTTTTCTCGTAGGTCTTAATCGCTTCTGTCACACGTGAATCCGTAAGTGATTGCAACCACTTTTTCGCTTCGTCATTTTGGTTCACGAACTGTTGCACCGCATCAAGTGTTAATTGCAACCCTTGTGCGTTGCCTTGTCCGCCGTCTGGCTGTCCTCCATCTCCCGCTGGTTGGTTGCCGTCTCCACCATCGCCGCCATCTCCACCTTCTGCAAAGAATTGAAGGTCGAGACGGTATGGCAGTAATGATTTATAGAACGGTTGTTTATTGATTTCCATCTGTTCATTTCCTCCTTCGTCCTTCGCAGTTGCATAAGCCCCTGCAAAGTCCTGTTTTTGTTCGAGCAGTTTAACGTCTTACTCAGGACAAGAAAGCAAATAAAAAAGAACGCCCTCATTTGAGTTCGTTCTCACTAAAAGCCTTAACCGAATGGTTAGGCTCCTTAAAAAATCCAAGTAAGCAATTTATAAATCAAATATCCAATACCAGTAGCGCTAAATATAACACCAATAAAAAACATAACGGTAATAAACATCCAAACTATGTCTTCTTCTTTGTTACACATAAAATACACCTCGTTTCAACGCTTCTAACGCCTGTCCAAAGTTCATTGATTTACCTCCTCTTGTTCTTGTGTTTCGGTGTCATCCGTAAACGAATCTAGGTCAATCATATCCTCTTTTTCCTGTCGCATGAGTTCTTTTTCATATGCAACATCATCAATGTAAGGAATTTGTGACAATAACGTATGATCGCTATGAATTCCTTTCAACTTCGACGCATATTCTGCTACATAAGAAAGGTCAATCGGAATATTTCGTTTGAATTCCCAAAAGATGTCGAGATAGTCAATGTCGATGTTTTTCTTCTTCCACGCACTGCAAAGCACCTTGAATTGTTCGCGAAGCCCTTTGCCAAACTTCATTGCTTTCGTTCCCGCTTTGTTCTCAAGCGCAATCAATTTCCATTTACGACTTTCTCCTGTTTGAGCACCGCCGCTGAATTTTTCGTCAGACATATCGACACTAGCGGAAAATTTATGGATGTTTTCGTTTAGAGTTTTCTTTTGGTTTTCAACGAATGTGTCATTGATGTTCTTGGTAATGAAATACACATCGCCATTTTCGCCGATTTCAATACCGCCTGTCTGCTTCATCTTCTCGATGGTTTCTTGGTCAATTTGTACACCTTTGAAGCCCATATACGCATTAGCAAATGTCTCAATCTCGTTGACTGAATCGCTAATGATTTTGTCATATGCGTCGATGAGCGCTTCGACTTTTTCAAAATCCCCTTGTTCTTCATCGTTGTTTTGGAAGCGGATAAGCGGCACATAATCGAATAGATGAGGTTGACTACCTTCTGAATCCATAATAAAAACGCCATCATCCTCGATAAAGAATGTGACGTTTTTGCTATCGTACCATTCGACCTTCATATATTCGTTGTTATTAAGGTCTTTTACTGTGTAATAGCGGATAGCGTGTGTAATCTCACCGCCATCTTCAATGAAAATGGCTTCCCAAGGAAAGATGTTCATCGCTCGCTCTTCGCCGTTTTTGTCGATGTATAACAAACGAGCGGCGTATCCGCAAATGCTCATAAGTTTTCCTGTTTCACCATCTAGGTCATCAATAGTGTTTAAGGTAGTGAAACGGGAAATGCGCTCTTGGTTCTCTTTCACTTTTGTTTCTTCATACTTTCGTGTATCTAAACTATAAGAAATCGGCTGTCCCCAAAGGTAGCCGACGATTTGATTGATAATGTATCCCCTGTAATCGTTTGGGATTTTGTTGTTTGGCTTTTTCGGGTCTGGCAGTGTTCGACTTTGTATTGGCAATCCGCTACCTAAATAGCGGTTGTATAGCCCTAACATGGCTTCACGGTGTGGTTTGTGCCATTCAAGTATCTTCTTAATAATATCTGACGTAACTTCGGAAACAGATAACTGTACCGTTGAACGCACGGTTTCACCTCCCTTTCGTTAGTACAATGACGGTACCGCACGGGCTTTGTTGCCGAATAGCACCGTATTTACAAAGTAGCGGTCACCATCCATGTGATGGTCGTTTTGTTTGACCGGCTTATCCTCACCCCGCTCCGCCGCTTTTTCATCCCATACATAAGAACTATACTCACGGAACGTTTCTTTACAGCAGTCGTTGTAGAGAATCATCTTTTTGTTTAGTGCTGTTGCCACATTCCGTATGCCGTCTAGTACATCGTTTTTAGCTTTGATGACTTTGATTCCTTTCTGACGCAATAACGCGATAAATGAAGCGGCTGATGGGTCGACAATTACACCTTTAAAGCGATATTTCTCAATATCGGCAATAAAATTGACCAAGTCCTCATAATACTCTTGGTCTGTTTTCTGCTTGTTTTCTTTCCGACCATCGTAGTGATACTCTTTCACCTTGTACCATATACCGTTGTAATATCCCCACAAGCCGAATGTCGTCGGGTTTTGTGTTCCGTAGTCGCATGATACATAGTACTTTTCATAAGGTCTTGGCTCGGTTGGTACGACATGCTCGTCTTTGTTAAACATATCGTAGATAATCCCTTCCGCAAGCACCCATAAACCGAGAATGTATCGTTGATAGAAAATACCTTTATACATTCTCTTGTAGCGTTCTTTTACCCGCTCGGACAGCGATAAATTGTCATCCATCGTAAAATGTAAATGGAGCAAGTTTTTTTCGTCGAGTTTATCCAAGTATTCGACCTTAAACCAATGATACGGTCCTGCTGGGTTGCAGTTGAACCATAACTTTGCTCCATCAACCGAACAACGAGCGGTTGCTTGGTTGACGAATGACTCTGGCATGAGCGCTACTTCGTCAAAGAACATCCCGGCAAGTGTAATCCCTTGAATGAGATCTTGTGATGATTCGTCTTTTCCGCCAAACAGGTAGAAATAGTTTGTTTTCCCTTTAAATGTGATCGTCAAATAGTTATCTGCTCGATGATCTTTGACCTTGTATCCTCTCGATTTCAGCATCCGCTTGAGCGGTGTAATGACGTTTCGGCGCAATGCTCCGATCGTCTTTCCTGCCATACCGAAGTTTTGCTCGTTAAAGGTATCCATCGCCCACATGACGTAAGAAAGCGACATCACAACGGTTTTTCCAGCACGAATGGAACCGTCGCATATGATGCCGTCTTTGTCGCTGACTGGCGAACCTTTGCGCCACCAAGTCAACACCTTGAGTTGCTTCTTGGAAAATGGCTTAAAATAAAAAGGAGCGGGCTTAAGCTTCTTCATCATCCCACACCTCTTCGATCTTGCCATTTAACGCTTCTAGGAAGCCGTCATCTTCAAATTCTTCTTGCTCATCTGGCCCAAACACTTTATGATGAGCAATTTTGAGTTTTTCTTCTTCGATCTTCCGTTTGAAATTATCCGGGAACAAATCGAAATACAACGACAGTTTTTCAAGTGCCTTCATCTTGTCGGCTAGCTTAATAGACACGCCGTCTTTACCTTGTTTTACTTCTGTAATGATGGTTCCATCAATCGTGTGAGAGTCTTTAAAATCAACAAAGTTGACCATCCTTGTAATTGGATTTCCTTCTTCATCTTCACCGATTGTGATTTCTTTCTTACCAAACGTAACAAAATCAGTAATATCAGCAAAAGCGATTTTGATGTATTTTTGTAATACATCCATTGCTTCAATAAAAACTCCATTTGTCATTTCTTTTTTGATACGCTTGATTTCTGCCGCAACCTTAGCATTTCTTAGCAATCGACTACCCTCAACATGTGCGCTTTCTGGAGCGTATCCTGCTTTGATTGCCGCTTGTGTAGCATTAAAACTCTTTACGTAATAAATGCAAAAAAGCCGCTGTTTCTCGGTTAATTCATTGT